TGAGCCTCGTGGTGGCCTAGAAAGCTTACTTCAAAATAGAGGTGTTTCGGGAGTTAAAGTTGACTTCGGAGCCCTCCAATACCCGCCCTTACCGAAAAAACCAGCCGAAAAATACTATGTTGTATTTGATAATGACTTAATTGATATTATTGGGGAACCTACACCAGTATTTCCTCGTCGTGCTGGCGAATCGTCGCCCGGAATGTTTTCTAGCATCCGACAGTTAAATCAATATTTAAGAAACCGGTAATCTGAAATTATCATGGCCATAGACAAAAGTTTGATGGACCTAATCCCGATCAACGAATTAATCATGGCTGATGATGTTGTTCTGGATATTGAAGAGCCCGAAGACGAAATCATTGATGCGATTATTACCGAGGGTGATGATGGCAGCCTGACGTTCGACTTCGATATTGGTGCCACTGGTGCGCTGACCGAAGAAATTCCATTTGAGGCCAACTTGGCCGAATACATGGATGACGATGATCTGCGCCATTGTGCATCAAAGCTTGTTTCTCTTTATGAAGACGATAAGTCCAGCCGCAAGGACTGGGAGCGTTCTTACAAAGAGGGGCTCGACCTGCTTGGGCTGGAGATGGAGGATCGCACTACCCCATGGCCCGGTGCCTGCGGTGTGTTCCATCCCCTCTTGTCTGAGTCCGTTGTTCGCTTTCAGGCACAGACCATTCAGGAAATCTTTCCTGCTCGCGGACCTGTAAAGGCAAAGATCTGGGGTATTAGCACCCCCGAAATTATTGCACAGGCTCAGCGTGTTAAGGAGTACATGAACTACCAGTTACTGGAGGTCATGACTGAATACCGGGCTGAAACCGAAAAGCTTCTGTTTAGTCTTCCGCTATCCGGAGCTGCTTTTAGAAAAATTTATTACGACCCCACTCTTGGCAGGCCTTGCTCCATGTTTGTGCCTGCTGAGGATTTTGTCATCTCGTATGATGAAAGTTCGTTAGACAGTGCGGAGCGGTACACGCATGTAATGACCAGAAGCGCGAATCATATCCGAAAGCTTCAGGTCAGTGGGTTTTACCGCGATGTCGAACTTGGCCCAGCCACACACTCGGCAGATGTAATCAAAAACAAATTCGATGAGATTTCTGGTGTTTCGTTTTCCGGGCAGGATGATGATCGCCACCAATTACTTGAGATGCATGTTGATTACGATCTTCCGGGGTTTGAGGATGAGGACGGCATCGCGTTACCTTATGTAATTACAATTGACAAGTCTTCTAGTACAATTCTGTCTATTTACAGGAACTGGGATCAGTTTGATCCTATGCGCAAGAAGATTCATCATTTTGTGGATTATGGTTATGTACCGGGAATTGGGTTTTACAACCTTGGCTTAATCCACATGATTGGTGGGTTAGCTAAGTCTGCTACAAGCCTCTTGCGTCAGTTGGTTGATGCCGGAACGCTTTCTAATCTGCCCGGCGGTCTCAAGACTCGTGGTCTTAGGATCAAGGGTGACGACACTCCGATCATGCCCGGTGAGTTTAGGGATGTAGATGTGCCGGGTGGCGTGATCAGGGACAATATCACCTTCCTGCCATACAAGGAGCCTTCTGGGGTTCTGTACCAGCTTCTTGGAAACATCGTTGAAGAAGGCCGTAGGTTTGCATCTATGGCAGACCTCAAGATCGACGACATGCGGCAGGACGCCCCTGTGGGCACCACCCTTGCCATCATTGAGCGGTCGATGAAGGTCCAGTCGGCTATTCAGGCACGGATTCACGCGAGTCTCAAGAAGGAGTTCAAGATTCTTGCGAGGATCATCAGGGACTACACCGCTCCTGAGTATCCGTATGAAACCTCCGAAGGCGAGATGATCAAGCAGTCTGACTTTGATGATCGCGTGGATATTATCCCCGTGTCGGACCCGAACGCATCGACGCTTTCTCAGCGCATTATGCAGTATCAGGCGGCCTTGCAGTTGGCGGCTCAGGCTCCGAATCTTTACGACATGCCCATGCTTCACAGGCAGATGATGGAGCTTATCGGGATTCCGAATGCCGATGAGATTGTGCCCAACGCTAAAGACATCAAGCCGGAAGATCCGGTTACCGAGAACCAGAACATTCTTGTCCTTAAGCCCGTTAAGGCATTTGAGTATCAGGATCACGAAGCCCACATTCGTGTTCACATGGTTCTCAAGAATGATCCTCAGATTGCTCAGGAAGCCCAGAACTCTCCGATGGGTGGTGCTGTCATGAGTTCTGTTGATGCGCACGTTAGGGAGCACCTTGGGTTCCAGTTCAGGGATCAGATTGAACAGGAGCTTGGTATTGAGCTTCCGCCGATGGGTGAGCCGTTACCCGAGGACATCGAAAAGCGCCTCAGTGTTCTTATCGCTCAGGCGGCAGAACAGCTTCTTGGTAAGAAGCAACAGCAGGCTCAGGCCCAGCAGCAGGCCCAGCAGCAGCAGGATCCCATCATTCAGCAGCGTGAACGTGAACTTGCCATCCGTGAGATGGATGTTCAGCGCAAGTCTCAGGCTGACGCGGCAAGGCTCAACCTTGAGCAGCAGAAGCTGGCCGCAAAGCAGCAGAAGGACGCATCCGACGCACAGATCAAGATGGAAAAGATTCAGGCCGAGCAGATGCTTGGTATGGCCGAGTTGTCTTTTGATCAGGCCAAGGCAGAAGCAGAGCTTGGTTTAGACAAGGATAAGCTTGAGTCTGAGGGTTATAAGTTTGCCATCAGACAGATGGAAGAAGAGGCACGGCTACAGCTTGAAAAGGATAAGCTTGAGGCAGAAGGCTTTAAGTTTGCCATTGATAAAATGGGAGATATGTAATGGCGGAAAGTGTTCTTGGTCTTCTTAGGAAGAAGATCAGAGAGCAGATGAACAATCTTGCGGATCACCTTGCCACAGGTGGCGCATCAAACATGGAAGATTACCGCAAGGTCTGTGGAATGATCGAAGGCTTGGCTTGGACTGAGCGCGAAATTATTGACATGGAACAGAGGATTGAGGGCTGATGGCTAAGGATAAGAAGTGGATTCAGAAGGCAATCAAGGAGCCCGGAGCATTTTCGGCCAAGGCAAAAAAGGCTGGAAAGACCACGGCTGCGTATGCCAAGTCCGTTTTAAAGAAGGGCTCTAAGGCCACGATGAAGACAAAGCGTCAGGCTAAACTTGCACAGACGCTTTCCAGTATGCGCAAGAAGTAAAAATGGCGACTTCCCGTAAATCCAAAGTGAATGAGGCTGGCAACTACACAAAGCCAACTCTCAGAAAAAAGTTATTTGAAAAAATTAAGTCTGGATCCAAGGGTGGTCGTGCGGGTCAATGGAGTGCTAGGAAGGCACAGATGCTTGCCTCTGAGTACAAGAAGGCTGGCGGGGGGTACAAGGACTAATGGCAAAGAAGAAGAGCCAAAAGGATCTTGATCGTTGGACTAAGCAGAAATGGCGTACCAAGAGTGGCAAGCCGTCTACGCAGGGTCCAGACGCAACGGGAGAGCGTTATCTTCCGGCATCAGCTATTAAATCTCTCAGTGCCAGCGAATACGCATCTACGACCAAAAAGAAAAGAGAGGACACAAAAAAGGGGAAGCAGTTTTCTAGGCAGCCAGCAAAGGTTGCTAAAAAGGTTAAGGGGCACAGGAGCAAATAATGGCCAAGAATGTTAAACACTATCTAAAAGACGGTACGGTCTGGAATGGCAATTATCACAAAATGTCTGACGGCTCTCTGCACACTAACAAGACGCATACTAAAACGAGTAAGCCACTTTTTCATTTCAAGGATTTAAGTGAGCGCGGTAAGTCCAAAGTAAAAAAGTCTAAAATTAATTTTTAGTAGTATTGCTTTTAGGTAAGAAGTTGTTTATTTGTTGTGCCCGCAGTACGCATCGCTAGCTCGTAGCGCACTTACAACACGGAGGTCTTAATGACCGCGCTTGCAACGGAACATGATATTGTTGCGTCAGATGACGACAATATCGGTGACGCGCCGAAAAAGGCGTCACAGCTACCTGAGCCCAAGGGCTATAAGCTCTTAATCGCTCTTCCCGAGATGGAAGAAAAGACGGAAGGCGGAATTATTAAGTCCGCTAAGTACATCCATGAAGAAACAATCGCGACTGTTGTTGGCTGGGTAATGTCCATGGGACCTGATGCATATCAGAGTCCTGACAGGTTTCCCAACGGAGCTTATTGCGCGGTTGGAGATTGGGTTGTTTTCCGAGCTTTTAGCGGAACCAGAATCAGGATTCATGGCAGAGAGTTCCGCCTTATTAACGATGACACTGTAGAAGCTGTCGTTGACGATCCTCGTGGAATTGAAAGGGCTTAATTATGTCTACCAAGGAAGAAGCTTTTTTTGGTGTGAAGCACACGATTGAATCTCCAGCGTCAATTATGAATACTGAAGAAGATATTGATGTCGATGTTGTAGACGATACACCAGAAGAAGACAAGCCATACGTCAAGAGTAATAGTGACAATAATGTCACAAAGGTTGAGTCGTCTGACGATGGTGATGAAATTAAGAATGTTGGGAAGAACGTAAAGGACAGAATTAATAAGCTTAAGTGGGAGTACCATGAGGAAAGGCGCGCCAAGGAAATGGCTCAGCGTCTTTCTGATGAGGCTGTTTCAGCAACCAAGCAGCTTCACATGGAAAACCAGCGTCTGCTTGAGCTTGTGAAGAGGTCTCAGGGTGCCCTGAATGTTCAGGCTAAGGGCCGCGCCGATGCGGCTGTCGCCATGGCCGAAGACATGCTTCGCCGGGCAAATGAGCTTGGTGATCCTGATGCAGTATCCACCGCCCAAAAGCATCTTATTGAAGCAAAGATGATTCAGTCGAATTACGGCAATGTTTCAAGCGCCGTAATTAACGATTGGAAGGCTGCGGTAGCACAACAGGATGCTGAGATGCGGCAGGCGTACCAGCAGCATCAGCACGAAGTTGAAAGCGATTATGTCCAGCAGCCCGACCCCAAGGCACTTTCTTGGCAGGAAGACAATCCTTGGTTTGGTTCGGACTATGAGATGACCAGCTTTGCTTATGGTGTTCATGATAAACTTGTTTCTCAGGGTATTGACCCAGACACCGACGAATATTATCAATTAATCAATTCGAGGGTACGAGAAGTGTTTCCCTCTTATTTCGATGACAACAGTGTGTCCACAAATCACGTTGTTGACATCGCACCGCGTCAGCGGGCAAATCCCGTGGTCGCTCCAGCCAAGAGAGGTTCTGCCTCTGGTGGGTCACCGCGCAAAATTGTTTTAACTCAGACTCAGGTTCGTCTCGCGAAACGTCTTGGTCTCAGCCCGCAGCAGTATGCTGCGCAACTACTTAAGGAGAAGTCGTAATGACTACCAATCGCGCACCTCGTAACAACAGCGGTACCGACACTCGTGAAAAGAGTGAGCGCACCAAGAACTGGGAACCCGCCTCAATCCTTCCGGATCCTGAGCCTCAGGACGGTTGGGCCTTTCGTTGGATCAGGACATCCATGGTTGGATCTCCTGACAATACCAATGCGTCAAAGAGGTTTCGAGAAGGCTGGGAGCCAGTTCGGGCAGAAGATCATCCTGAGCTTAGGATTATGAGCGACCACGGCTCTGAATGGGCACAGAAAGGTGCAATCGAAGTTGGTGGACTCCTACTGTGCAAGGCACCTCAGGAAATGGTGCAGGGCCGTCAGGATTACTACGCTAAGCGCGCTCAGGACCAGATGTCGGCAGTAGACAATAATTTCATGCGCCAAAACGATCCTCGGATGCCTGTTTTAGCGCCAGAACGTAAAACCAATGTGACTTTCGGGGGCGGTGGCTCTCGCTAGTCATCAAATCAATAGGTAATAACTATGGCAAGCACCGCTACACCGTATGGCGCTAGCCCTGTTGGTACCCTTAGCTCGGCTGGCTCGTTTTCGAGCAAGACGCGGCTTTTGGAGATTGCCAGCGGGTACAATACCGCCATTTTTAACGGTGATTTTGTGAAGCTGGTTGCCGCTGGAACCGTCGAAAAGGACACGGGGACGACCTCCCTGACGACCTGCGGCGTGTTCCTTG